CACCATCAATAACAAGATCATATGTTCCATTAATAGTATCCTCTCCCAAGTCAAGAGATACCTGTTCAGAATCCTCATACTTTACACCTGCTTCCTTTAGGATGCCTTTAAATACAGCTTCCACTATATCTCCTAGCATCATGTTCATTACAAAGGTTGTGGGTTTAGGGAGTGCTTTCTCTGGCTTATGTTTATCATACCAGAGTTGGCACGTTGGTCTACCTATGTTGGACATACGTAGCTTAAACTCATCCCTTTTATTACCACCACCAAACTGACGTTGCATTGCGTCCATTACGTCCTGACCAATTTGCTTAACGGTGTCCTCTGAGATAGAGGACTTTCCGTTAGCTGCATCAGACATGTACTGGTGTATTGCCATTTCTGCAGGATGATTCATTAGACAAGCTCTTCTGATTCAATGTCGATAAAGTCATCGACTAAATCCTTGTCTGTTTCATCATGCTTATTCATGTTGGTACTCCACTCATTAAGTATATACTCATTATAGTTTTGTACCCACAACATAAGATCAGCAAACATCTCTTGGTCTGCATCATCAAGCTCAATAGTCTTAGTCAAGTCGAGCTTAACCTGTGGTAAGTAGTATTGAAAGGATGCGTCCTTTACTTCTTCAGAGCCACAAATCATAGTATGTTGTGGTGGCAACCTCTTAGCTTTAGCTAAATCGGAGAATGCCTTACCAAAGATTTTAAATGCATCTCTGTTATCTACTTCCCATATGAACGGCATAGGTGCTAGTGAATCAATAGGCTTACCATTCTCGTCATGTGGTTCTACCAGTTCGATTGTACCAAAGATAACTCGCACTCGTTTACAAGCCTTAATTAAGTCTTGCTGTGCTTTTGGTAAAGCCTTGAAGTCCTCAATCCAACCTGACGGTTTGCCACAGTTGAAGCCACCATAGTTATCCTTCAAGTCTATGTTAAGACTGTCAGCCATGATAGTTTTATTGTAGTTAGCCTTGCCATTACCTACAGCAGGTATGAATCGCTTGTACATAAACCTTTGCATAAAAGGTCTAATGATTGCAGACTTACCTAGATAGGTAGGACCATTAGGTACTTCTACTTTGTAAGAACCACCAGACAATGTTTCAGCATTGATGGTCTTACCATTTACTTCCACTGCACCCATCACAGGTTTGTGGTTTAATCTAACACGTGCTAGTGTACTAGCTTTCTTTGAATCAGTGACCTCACTACGTTCATTAGATATGCCCATAGCTTTAGCCATTGCGTTAAAGTTATTTGTGTCGATTGTTACTACTTCATTAGTCATCATATATATACCTCCTTGTATATTGTTTAAGAACCTTAGTTATATCACGCTACGTCCTTGGTGTCAAGCCAATTAGAACCTATTTTTGCTTCAAGTAATAATGGTACATTGAAGTCTATATTCCATTGTTGTTCTATCAGATTGGTCAACACCTCATTGGTATCAGATATAACTTTGATTACGTCTTGGGTTTCGTTTGGGTGTACATCAATCACGATTGAATCATGTACGCTGTTTACTATACAACTATTTAAATTAACAAGTAACTTATCTATGTGCAGTAGTGCGATAGGCACTATGTCTGCTGTAGCAAACGACTGCACAGGATAATTTTTTATTTGAGTAAAATGCGACACACTGCCATTACGTCTACGTGTTACGTCAGGGAATGCAAACTCCCTGCCTGACGGTGTGCGTATCTTACCTGTGTTCATGGCTTCTTTAGCCAACCGACTATGCCACTGTGCAATGCCATAGTACTTAGTCGTGAACTGCTTGTAGTATGCAGCTTCAGCAGGTGTTCTACCGTAGCCACTAGCTCCATAAAGGGGAGCAAATGTATGTGCCTTAGCATCCTGCCTAGACGTAGGCTGACCTGCATCTGAGATAACCTTTGCAGTATAGGCATGAACATCAAAGCCTGTGGACACTTCATCCATAGCTACTTTGTCCTGACCTAGATAGGCTGCAACTCTAAACTCTAACTGTGCAAAGTCAGCTTCCATCACAGACCCACCATCCCATCGTGATACGAATACCTTCTTAACAGGAAACGTACCACCTCTGGGCATGTTCTGCATGTTAGGATCAGCACCACTGAATCGTCCTGTACTGGTACGGTGTTGCAATAACCTAACATGTAGCTTACCGTCTGTCTTGGTATAGTTAGATATACCGTCAATAAAACTAGACAGATAGGTATCAAGTGCAGACAGTCTGCGAACATTCTGTAGGAATGTCACAGCGTCTGTCATCTTACGTCCTCTGGCTACACTCTCAAGCAACTCAAGGTTGGTCTTGTTAGTACTGAAGCCATTGGCACTAACCCACTTAGCACTAGGAGCTTTGAACTTTAGCCCTGCTATATTGGGTGTATCGTTAAAGATGTAACCAACTCCTGTACAACTAGGACACTTGCTAGGTTTAGCAAAGGGCTTACCATCTTTCTTTGTCTTACGTATCATACCATTGCCGTAACAAACCTTGCACTGCTTGGCTTGCTTCTTGTACACAATGCTAGAGTACCTAGACATATTTTCTTTATAGTCTGTGTCATTCATGTAGGGATCAAACTGATTACCCCACACAGCTTTGTCATCAGGCTTACGACTGTAGATAACCCACGACAACTGCTCTGGACTATTGAGATTGATAGGATAATCTCCCATTAACTCACGACATTGTTTGTCCAGACTTTGAACAAGCGTAGCACGTTCAGTCTCAAACTCCTTACGCACATCTTCAAGTACAGTAAGGTCTACAGAAAAGCCACGTTGGTATATACGTGCCAAGCAGACAGCTACCTCGTCTGTAAGTTTAGCTGTAGTACTAAGCATAGCATCAGTCGTAGCTAGTCTATGCTGTAGCTTGTCAGCAAGCTGTTGTGTAGCGTGTAAGTCAGCAGACAAATACTCTGACAGTTCATCAGCAGGTATATCTCTAGTCGAGTATCCTTTCTTGAAGTACTCTTTTAGAGTGTCTTGTTTCTTGGTAGCAAGTTCAAATCTTTCGGCACAGGCTTCAAGAGACAGTGGTTCTTTCAACCCACGTTGTAAGACGTAGGTATTGAGCATAGTATCAAACACCTTGCCATTGTAGGTAAAACCAGATTCCCACAGCCACATCAAGTCGTGTGGTGCATTGTGCATAATAAGAAGTGTTGTTGCGTCCAACATTCTCTGCACTATCTCCTTGCCTGACGGTGTAGGTTCTCTGTCTGCATGGTCAAAGGTAACTATAGTTTCTTTACCAGACTCACACAACATACCTATCATAGTCAGACTATTATCTGGTTCAAATGGGTCTAGGTGTAGCTTACCACCACGATGTGTGACAGTGTTTTCTACATCAAGAGTTAGTTTCATTTTGTTCCTTTCAAGTGTACGAGTTCTGCTTCTAGGTATGGTATGTGAAAGAAGTGTTCTTTCCTTCTGGCATTGCCTAACCATATCTCTTTAATACTATCGTTAGTAAGTTGATGGTCTTTAATTCTCCATGCATATTCACAGTCACTGCGTATGATGTAGAAGTTTAAGTAAGCATCTTTATCATTTAACTCAGCAAACTTATTAATCAACTTAAACTTACGATAGGGTATGCGTATTTCTTTCCATGATGTATTCCAATCACCTCTCCACTGATTCTTCATTTCCACTTCCGAATAGTAAATGTGACCATTCTTCTCACTCTTTATATCAAAAGAATAATTTTCTTTGTCATCAAAGTTAATGTGACCGTTACCTTTAAGGTATTTAATTACTATGTTCTTTGCCATACCGTCATTCTCTTTGTAAGAGTTTGGTTGGAATCTCCTATAGTACGTACCTGATATTGGTTGTATTGTATTCATGCTGTGTACCTCGCTGTTTTGTAGTTAAGATCACAGTGTACGACACCATGCCAACCTGTGAGTTTGTTCTTAACAATATTTAAATGTCGTTGTGTGTCTTCTTCCTCTTGCCCTTCTACCACAGGGTTCTTGGCAATCAATACCATCAGGTCTGCTTCCGCAGCTTTACCTGTACGTGAACCTTCCATCATAGATTGATTCAAGAGTATCTTGCCCTCTGCATCAGCCGATAACTGTGACATGTATATCATAGCACAGCCATACTGTTTAGCTATCATCCTTGCATGTATAGCATTGGCTTTGAGTGCCTCGTCAGGTCTAGCAAACCCTGCTGTGGTAGCAAACTTGTCACCCATGTCGAGTATTACTATGTCAGGATTAAAAGATTTACACATGCTTTCAACCCAATTCATATCGTAGCCTGACACATCCTTGAACCTTACATTCTTTCTAACCTCATTAAACCTACCCATAGCTTGATGTTTGTTATCAGCTATCTCGTATTTATCCATGTCATTAGCAGCCGTAATGTATCTGTGTATAACTCTGTGGTGTCCTTCTTCATTACACAGCACAGCTACCTTTGCTCCTTGATCTGCAAAACCACCTCGACCTGCAACTAAAGACGCATGAAAAGATGTCTTACCTGTATTAGGTCTTGCACCTATCTCAATCAAGTGACCTGCATTAATGCCCTCAACTTTACGTGTTAAGGAAGGTAGGTTAAATGTCCACTGAGACTCAAGTTTATT